CCGTTGATTCTGGAAGTTCAGGAAACAGTTGCTGCGGTGGCGGTGATAGGTGTTCGAATACGGGTCATAGGACAGCCTCTGATGCCAGAGGTTGGTCATGCCGTCATAGACCCAGGTGACATCCGCGCTCGGGAAGGTGAGGACATAGAATTCGTGTCCGTCTTCCTGGTAGGTGTACCCGATGGCATCGGAAACCAGCTGATAGGTTGCGATCGCATCCGAGACCGCTGGCGTACTGATGACTTCGGCTTCAAAGCCACGTGTCTTGATAACGACGTTCTGTCCGCGATCGGACCGGCTCAACCAGGCGAGTCCATCCTGTCCGCCGGAACTGAAACGGGCGACCGAATACGGGGCCGAACACCCCACCTGCATGAGGGTCGAGACCAGTCGCTGGAAGGCGAAGAACTGCCCTCCGGCGTCGTACCAGATCTCGGTCGTCTTCTCCCCGATCAGCCAGAGTTCTTCCTTGCTCTCGATGAGCGCCACCAGAAGGTCTGTGGACCCATCCTTCAATGCGAAGTTCGAGGCATTGAAGACCGTGCTGTAGGTCGAGGTCGGGGTGTAGAAGATCTGCGTCTTCGGCTGATTGAAGACCCACCAACCGTCGATGAAGGCCACATGGGTGGCCCCTAGGAAATCCGGGTCCGTGATCTTCGCGAACTTCTGCGTGGCCACGGTGTAGAAGTAGCCGTTCGGGCCATCCACGATGACCACCGTTCCGCCGGCCCCGTTATCTCGAATCCCCACAGGTCCGGTGCTGGTAGAGAGCGTGCCGACCCGCTTCAGCGAGAAGGTGGTCGGCGTAAAGGCCGTGGCAGGACTTGCCACGCTCATCAGGAAGCACCCCGAACCAATCACCCAGATCGACTGGGTGCCTCCTGGGATCTCCCACGCCCCTCGACACGGCAGATTCGTGACGGCAGAAGGCAGCGGCCACGGGGTCGGTAATGGCGTGACCGGCGGTGGCGGGAGCGGCGCCACCTGCGGCATGAGCGCGATATGCCACGCCCCGGGAGCCTTCTGATCCCAGACCAGCGATTCCCACGTCCCCTGCGGCTTCCTCAGCTGGGTGGTGAGATCCCCTACGGGAGCGGGTTTGATCGCCAGCGCCGTCAGCAGATACGGCTTCTGCGGGGCGGTGAACTCTGCAGACGGATCAAACCACGGCTTGCGATTCCCGCGTCCCAGCACGTCCTTCGCCGGGTTGTAGGCAACGTAGCTCGTGAGGGAGACGATCAGCGCAGGCCCGCGGGCCTGGATGAACGGTGCGGGTTCCGGCGGCCATTGCTGGAAGTTGTCCCACCCCTGCGTGACATCGTTGGGATAGGCGCTTAAGACCGGCAGCAGCGGTGACGGACGCCACGGCGTCGCATCCACCGGCGATTCGATGAAGGTCTGGACCTTCGCCGGTGTGGGGACGGTATTGGGATTGAACCCCGCCGCCGACCCCAGAAGAACGATCAGGAAGAGGGAGGCATCCCTGCCTCTTTGACCGATGATCCGACTGCCGTTGTCTACCGTCTCCGCGCGCGGCGGCAGAATGACTGTCGGATCAGACACTCACTTAGAACTCTTCGAAACTCACCGTACCCGAGATGGTCGGCGTACCCGGTGCGGTCAGGAAGTTCAGGGCGAGGATCTGCGTCGCACCGATCTCCGGCACGATGATGTCCTTGCCGAACACGATGTCGAACGGGGTGGCACCGTTCCACTGCCAGGTATGCAGCACGACCGAGACCGCACCCGGAGTCGTATAGCCGGAGACCACCGTCGTGGCCGAGGACACGGTATTTTTGCGGATGATCGCGCGCGGGGTGATCGAGGTTGTCGAACCACCCGAACCCGTTCCTGAGGCAATCACCAGCTGCAGCTGCAGGATCGCCTGCGTGGAACCGGTCTGGTTGGACTGCAATTCCAACCGATGGACGGTGAAAGGATTCACCGAGCCGGCGGTCATCTGGAAGATGGTGGACGAGACGTTGGTGAACGCCGTCGGCGCCAAGTCCGCCATATAGCCTAAACCAAGGGCCATAGCATTACCTCTGTGGAAAATGGCCCGCAGGCCAGTGAATTAAACCTGGATCAAGGTCTCGGAAACGAAGGTCTGTTTCGCCCAACCTAACAAGGCATTGGGAGCCGGAACACCGGGGATCAGCGCAATGACCACGCCCTCGTAGTTCTGCGCCGTGCTCTCCGCAGTCGAGGTCGCCGCTCCATTGATCGGGATGGTGGTCGCGGTGGTCTGTAACCAGTATTCAATGGTCGAGGCGGCGACATTGCCGCTGCGAATCAAACTCGTCAGGTGCGTGAAATTGGACGGCGGGGTGATCGTGGCCGAATCCCGCGCGGACGTTTTCACGAAGTTGCCGAACCGAAGCACGAGACAATTCGCGTTGGCGGGAGTCACTGACCCTCCGGTCTGACTCACCACCGTGGTACTCGTGCTCTGGCGGTCGGACGACACATCCACGATTCCCGTGATGGACGCCGGGCCACCCGGGATCGTCAGGGCGATGGCCCAAGCCCCATGGCTTGCCCAATTGAACGTCGCCATGGCATCGGAACTGGAGGTGGCGATGCGCCCCACCACGATGATCTGCTTGGCGTTGACGTTGGGCGACATCAACGTGTAGCCCGACGGAGTACTTTGGGTATCCGACCCGATGAACTCCCCGGACGCGTTGATAATCAAATCCCCGGTGTTATGTCCCGGATCGGTGGGCGTCAAATTCACGCCCGCGCTATCACTGAACGTGTAGCTGCCGACGTTGATCGTACCCCAGCCCATCTAGAACCCCGTGGGATAGGCCGTGGGCAACGGCTGGGTTTGCGCCAAGTTGATCAGCGTCGTGGCCAAAGCCGGGAACTGATTGCTCGCCGGTCCCGAGAAGGTGTTATCCCAGACCGCCACGGTGAGCGCTCCCAGATTCAGACACTGCGTCCACAGCTGCTGGACCGTGCCGTTGCTGCCATTCAGATCGATCGGCTCGATGATGGCGATGTAGTCGCCCACTCCTTTCAGATTCTGATAGGAGGGATTGACGACACCGGTAGTGGGATCGAGTCCCAGATAGCCGTTCTGACACGCGGTCAGTTTCGTGCCGAAGATGTCCGGCGATCCCACCGAAATCTTGTACTGCATGCATGCCTGCAGCATCGGCAGGAAGTTGGTGTAGTTCGTGAGGTAGTTACCCCACCACTGCACGCGTTTGGTCTGCCACTGCGCCCGTAACGTGGCGAAATAGCCCGTGGGACCCAGGAACAGTGCCTGGAACATCGCGAGTTCATTTGTCGAGCCCGGATACCCGGTCAACGTGCTCGCAATCGCAGACTCATCCAGCGGTGAAAAACAGTCCACCAGCGGATGGTTGTTGTAGCCGGGATGCGTCCCGTTGCCATTCGCGTAGCCGTTGCTCATGTTGAGCAGCGCGCCCAGGATCGGATGGCTCTGATCCCAATACCGGGGATAGGCCGCGACCGAGATATTCTGAGATGCCACCGAACTGATCCAGGCACCTGCCCACTGCCCGTTCGTGGTGTGGGTGTCAGCCCCGTAAATCGACGTGTTGGACAGGTAATTCGGTAGAAACCCCGGCGACGGGAAGGTCGTCTGCCCCCCGGGGGTAACGGCGCCCCCGTAGGTGTAGACGTGGATCTGTAGCTTTCGCTGCGGGTTGTAGCTTGCGCATTTGGCGAGCAGCCCGTCGATCAACTGATACCCTTTCGGGAAGTTGACCGTATCGGTGGACCAGTCCCCGGTAAAATCGCCCTGAGTCGGGCCTTCGAGATTCCCCCAGTGCGGGAACACGATAAAACCGACAAGCGTCGTCCCCAACAGCGCCACCAGCTGGTCCATGCGGGTGTACAGGTTCCCGATGGGCTGGTTCAGCATCTGGTTGTAGTCGAGGATGACCCAGATGCCGCCGTTGATCACGATGCTGCCGCCCGCATTGGGCGGAGTAGCGACCGTCAAAGGAGACGATGGGGAGCCCGCGCCCACTCCATTGATGGCCGTCACGACGTACTGATAGGTCGTGTTGGCCGCGACCGTGTTGTCCGTGAAGGCCGCATTCGCCGTAGTCCCCAGCGTGACGCCGTTTCTCACCACGGAGTACGTCGTCGTGTTCGGGACGGCATTCCAGATGAGTCCCACGACCGTGGTACTCACGGTTGTCGTGGCAAGCCCTGTGACCTGCCCCGGGGCTTGGGGTGCAGGGGGGGTGGTCGCCTGTATGGGGACGGATTTCTGTCCCTCCCCGAAGGCATTAATGGCCGCCACCGTGTAGGTGTAGGTGGTGTTCGGGCTCAATCCCGTATCGGCATAGGCCGTCGCCAACAGATTGACGATCGGATCACCGTTGCGCCGAACGGTGTAGTTCTGCACGTTCACAATCGAACCCCACGTGAGATCGATTTCCGTGGGACTGATGACGGTCGCGGTCACATTCGGGACTTGTGCGGGAGTGAACACCCCCGCATCCCGGGACCGGACGAAGTGGGTCTTCACAACCCTTCGGCGCTCGCCACCTGAATGAGTCCAGGACATCCCAGAAGGGCAATGACGACCTTGGCATTCGGATTACGATCCGTTTCCGGATACCAGTTCACGCAGATCTGGCGATCCTGATAGGGATTGGGCGCGGTATAAGCAGCACCCACGAAACCGAAGTCAGCATCCTGCTTGTTCACCGGAAGCCCCCGGTGAGAATCCAGGACGCATCCGAGCGGTTACCTCGAGACAGCACGTCATCCAGGCGCGAGACTGGTACCGGAGTTTGATTCAGCGACTTGATTTTCATGACCGCATCCGCTGCGTTCTCCTTGATCGCATCGGTCATCGGAAAGCCGTACTCCGCGCACAGTTCCTTCGCGAGCGCCCATTTGATGGCTCTCGCATAGCCTTGCGGCAGGTTCACCGCTTGAGTGAGGCTTGCGAAATTCGTGAAGATCTGGTCGGTAAAGAGGTGCAATTCCCCGTTATCCGATGGAGCGGGATAAAAGTTGAGCAGACCCAGCGGGTATGTCGGGTTGTACCAGCACACCAGCGGCCAAGGGGCGGGCTGGTTCTTGAGCAGAATCTGCGTGTAGCGATCTTCGGTGAGCTCCGTGTCGATCCAGAAATCCAACCCCGAGAAACGCGTATAGGCGCTCGTGATCCGCAAGGGGCGGTTGATCCCCGTCCCCGTGAGCGCATCGACCTGGAAGTCTCCACCGGGCCCAATCGAGTACTGATATTGGTTGGCCGTGAAGTAGAAGATGTTCTCAGGGGAGGCGTAGATAAAAGCATGCTCGGTGGACCACGAATCGAGCAAGTCATTGAGCGTGTCGAGCGCATCGTTCAAATCGGGGGCGGCGATCTGCTCTCCGGTCTGATACGAGTTGATCCGGCGCAATGCCCCTTTGATGAGATCCTGCGCCGTAGCCATGATGCTTATACGTAGTACAAGACAGTCCAGCCGAACTGCGTCCCGGCCCCTTGGGGCCCTGATTTGCCGGAAGGCAGTTCAAAGCGCATGAGCAATCCGTTCTGGCAGCGAATCCCTCCATTCAACGCGAGCAAATCCTTGAATATCCCGATGTACTGCGGAGACGGCGAACTCGTCACCGTTCCTGCCGGGTCCCACATGTTCTGCACCAACAGCGTGTTGGTATTGGTTGTGGTCGCCGCTCCCCGATCTGGGTACACCGCCATTGTGGGAGCCACACTGTAGGTGACCTTGATGTAATCACCCACGGCGAGATGCACGGAGCATCCGGTGGCAGAGGCCACGGTGTCGTAGGTCGAACCGTCGCGGGACACCTGAACGGCCGAAACCGTGCCGCCGCTCACGACGATGGTCTGACCGCCCTGATCGAGATTCCGATACGCGGTTCCGGAAGACGGACTAATGGTCGAACGCGCCAGTCCTGAGCCGGAATTCGAGACACCGCCCTCGTAGCACATATGCGAGGCGAAGTAGAACGCGGAGTCGCAGAAGTCCTCGAATCCGGAAGACGCATATGTCGCTGTGCCGGTCGTAGGCGACCCACTCGCCACGTCATAGATCATCGGCGCGTTTTCCATCCAGGTGGCATTGCCGCTCGCTCCCGTGAGCCCCAAGCCCACCACCCATAGTGGCTGGTTCTGCACCTGCGCCAGCACTGTGGTTCCATTGCCGAGATTGGTCCCGCTCACACTCCCAAGTGATGCCGCAGAGGAAACTGCCCAGAAGTTGGTGTTCGTGGGCGAATTCCCCGTGGTGGAAGCAATCGCGATATAGTTGTTCGAGCCGGAGGAGACATACGCCCCGATCGGATACGTCGTTCCCCCGTTGTAGGCGGGCGCGTTGTCGTAAGGACTGAACGCCCCGACATTTCTAAGCCGGCGTGGGGAATTGATGCCGAACTGCACGGCCACTTGGGCGTACAGGTTGCCTGCGGACCCGGACGCATACGCGGGGTTGCAGTAATAGACCTTGACCGAGGACATGAACGGGATCGGATACTTCAGTGTCCAAGAAGCCCCAGCGGAGGAGGCAATGCCGTACTCGAAGTTCTGCGTACCCCCCGTCATGGCGTTGCCGGGAAGATTGAACAGTAACTTCAAGCCGATGAGCGCCTGAATCTCGATGTCGAGACTGGGGGCTGCTTCCCCGTCTACATAGACTTGAATATGTCCCTGCCCCATCTGTCCCGGATTGGCCTGCGTCAGCCAGATGCGTGTCACCACTCCAGGGCCGGAAGTGACATTCGCCAGGGTGAGTGGGGTATTCGCTGAGAAGGACTGATTCGTCGTCGCGAACTGCTGGGTCGAGGTCGCGGGCGACAGACTTGCCAATGAGGCAGCGGGTCCCGTGCTGGAAGGAATCCACGACACGCCATTGCTGAATACCATGCCCTGATCGGAGGTATATGCCCATACCCCGAGATGATCGACTGCAGGGGGTAGTTTGGAATAAAGGGGCAACGCTCCCGAATTGAGTTTAGCCACATTGGGCTCATTGGCTAACAAGGCCCGAGCAGAACTATTGGGTCCCTGATTGTTATCCAACAATCCCATATCAAAGTCCGATTTCAGCCCAGACCATTCCCAGTCGGGCCACGGTCGTCGTGGCCGTGGCGGAAGCGGCCCACGACACCCAGGACTGAGGAGGAACGACGACCGAGCCTTCAAGTGGAATCAGGGCATTGCCGAACGTATCCACCGTGAGGGCCCCGGTATGCAGATGCGCCAGGGGCAGAAAGAAACCGCCGGCATTGGTCGGGGTGCCTACCCGATAGACATTCATGGCGCTTGCCGGGCCCCCGACTCTCATGTTCCCGGTCGCATCGATGGTGGTAGTCGATGAAGGAGCCGCGGTTTGGCCAGCCGCTCCAGTGAGACCCAACGCGGCTGCGACAGTCGTCACCACAGTGATGGGACAAGTCACATAGAGCAGCACGGCGTTCCGATCAATGGAGCTATTCCATAGCAAGGGACCGCCGGTACCGGCCGCCGTGGAATACACCACGGGCGCGGTCACGATGGCATAGGCTGAAAAAACCCGTCCCTCACGAGTCAGCGCGTAATAGCTGCTGCTGCCGACCCCAAACGAGAGATTGGCCACGGCTCTAGGCCTGCAGAGCCGAAGGCAGCGTGGTGACGGTGGGGCGGTCTACCGCGACGGTATAGACTTCAGAGGCCGTTGGCGTGATCGTGGCGGCGGTGGAGTTGGAAAACGTGATAGCGAGCGTGTTGGCCGCGCTCACTCTGGAATTCACGATGCCGAGCCCCGCCTGGGTGGTCGGTTTCGTGACGTTCACGAAGTCCCCGACCTGAAGACCGGTCACGGTGAAGGTCTGCTCCGCCGTGGTCGCATTGGCGACAGAAGCGGGACTCAAAGTCACGCCCAGGAGAGCCGACAGGGCAATGTTGCCCCGCAAAACATTGGTATCCATGATTACCTTAAAAGGCCTGTGGCCTTGCAGTGATCGTAGAAATTGCCCTTCCAGACCCGAGAACCGCGATGGGAGAAGGAGATATCCGGATCAATCCAGATGAACTCCCCCAACGCGCACCACTGGCGGCAGAAGAAGATGTCTTCGCCCAGAAAACCGCCGTTCTTGATGCCGGTCTGAAAGTACGGAGTGAATTTCGACTCCCGATCTGCGCGAGCAAGCTCGGGATAGGCCTCATCCAAGCGTTGGAAGACCGAGCGCTTGATGCGCATGAACGCGGTCGGGGCTTCCAGGGACTGAAACAGGCCCTGATCAATGACCCCGGTGAGCGCGTTCTGATGAAACGTGGCATCGCTCTCGGCATCGCGCTTGGGCACGAGCCCCGCCACTACCCCATGAGGGTAGTTCAGGAGTCGTGGAAGGACCTTCGGGTCCCAGCCCACATCGGCATCGACAAACAGCAAGTCGGACGCGCCCGAGTGGAGAAATGCGTGCACGATCTCGTTTCGGGCGAGATCGATGAAACACTTCCCGGCGACGACATGAGTGGTCCAGTCCACGCCCCGCTGGGAGAGTAGATGCGTGGATTGAAGCAGGCTCGTGTGGTAGTCGAGCGTGACCGACTTGTCGTAAGTCGGGGTACCGAACAGGATCACCAGTCGATCTGATTACCCGAGGCCGGCGCCGACCAGTTCGGCTGCACCCGCACCACTTCCACCTGGTACACCTCAGACGCGGTGGGTGTAATGGTCGCCGCGGTACAGTTCATGAACGTGAGTGCCAGGGTATCGGCCGCGCTCACGCGAGCGTTGACGATACCCAATCCCGCCTGAGCGGTGGGCTTGGAGACGTTCACGAGGTCTGTCGTGAGCAGTCCGATGCCGGTAGCGGCAAAGGTCTGCTCGGCGGAGGTGGCATTGGCCACGGAAGCCGGAGAGAGCGTGATGCTGAACACGCCGATCTTCCAGACATTACCGACGGGAGACTGGACGGTATCCGGCAGCGTGACGCTGTTCGGCCCCGGGTTGGAGCCATCGACATTGGTGACAGCAGGAAACGACATGGTGGCTCCTTAACCGGCGATCCGGTAGCCCATCTGCCGATAGAGCGAGCTGAATCCATACAGCACGTCCATACGGGTGGGTTCCGCATCGTTGTTGATCGTGTACTGGGTGGCGATACGGATCGACAGACCCAGTTCCTCATCGAAGGCCCGGGAGGCTTCCACCGCCGTCCGGGGGATCGGCAGGTCCGCGAACGCCAGGGCATAGGCATCGCGGTAGAAAGCCAACCCTTGCGGGCTTGCGATCGAGTTCACCGAACTCGATGCATTCCCATTCACCGTGATGGTGTAGGGAGAGACCGGGGCCGCTGTGCAGTTCTGGAACTGGCCGCCTGAGATCAGGCACTCCGCCACATAGAGCGTGAGGGCACCGCCGGATTTGGAGGTATAGACCCCCGTGGTAGCGTTGAAGGTGCCATTCGCGAGCGTTGCGGGAGCGAACTGCGGGCCGCCGGGGGCCGCCACGCCACTCATCGGGGCATAGCCTGCCGGGGGGATCACGACAAACTGCTTGAGCGATTTGCCGTACTGTCCACGGTTCTGCGGGTTGACCGGGTAAACACCCTTCACCTGAAGGATATCGCCCACCGTGACCACTGCAGTCGCGGAAGCCCAGCCCGTGGTCTCAAACGTCCCGGAAGCCGCCCAACCGGAGGTCAAGAGCGCGGTACCGCCCGTGGGGGCCGTCGCTCCCGCGAGGACCGGGGTCGAGGAGCCATAGGCCCCTGTGGTGAAGGTCGGGATGTTCTGGTCTTCGAACCAGTCAAAGCCGGCCGTCTTCGCAGCCACCATGCCGGTCTCGTAGTTCTCGGCAATCTGCTTCTGCGGATTGAAGAGGCCCTTGAGAGAATCGGCCATCGAGGACATCGACAGGGGGTCGAGTACCACCGAAGGCGTCATGTTCTTCGGCGCGCCCTCGAAAGCGAGTGTGGCCCGCGCATCCGAGAACGTCTTGAAGGACGCTGGCGCGGTACCGAAGATGCCGCCCTGGAGCGCGGTGTTCTGGTAGGCGAAGTACGCCCCATCCGAGTCGATGCGATTGCCCACGGCCGCGCATGCGGGCTCGAGGAAGCGCTTTTTGAACTCGGAGATGTCCAGCAGCATGTTGACGGTGTTGAACTGCACGTCCACATGGAACTGGTAGTTGAGCGAGACCGGCACGTAGGTTTCGACACTCGGTTCCACGTTCAAGGCGGGACCGAAGGTACCGAGATACCGGGGCGGACGCCGCACGTTGACGGTGGCGCCGATCTTGGCGTCCTTACGCGCGAATTCGTCCGAATACTGACGGTTGAACTTGTCCGTCAGCACGCATGTATTACTCAGCACCGGCAACGCGGTGTTGGTAATCATGCTGATGGTCAGCAGTTGGTTAGCGATGGCCGCTACTCCTTACATACCCAAGAGGGCGCAGAGTGGTTAATGCCCGGCCATTGCCTGATCTTCAGTGCCGTTCGCGCTTCCTCTTCGCGGAAGCCTCACGAGCCTGCCAATACTCGATGGTTTCCCGGGTGTTCATGTCCTTGAGGTCTTTATGAACAGTCCCGGCTTCACCGGATATCGGGGCAATGGGTGCGGGCGCACGGGTTTTGTCCGGTGGCTTCGCGGCCTCGTCCTTCGTTTCCTTAGGCAGGGGCTTTTCGAAGCTCACCTCGAGCTTGCCGAGAGCCGCGATCGCCTTGATGGGCGATAACGTGTTCAGATGCGTGAGTTCTTCGGGGTGCTTCGCGAAGTGATAGAGCAACCGCGCGGGGGAGTCGGACTCCTTGACGTACTGCGCGATGTGAGGGGCGACAGTCGGTTCATCCGACCGCCCTTCCACATCCTTCAGGACATCCTCATAGTCCGGTATCTCAGCCGCAGAGGCCTTCAATCGCTCGCGGAAGGCGTTCTCCGCAGCCTGTTGGGCCGCTTCCTGCGCTTCCCTGGCGCGTAACTCCCGGTCGGCTCTAACAGCTTCCCGGGCGCGCCAATCGATCTTGGCATCCCAATACTCGGCATCTGTCTTGAAGTCCTCGCGCACCGGTTCTTTCTCGGTGCTCGTGGGGGCCACCTTGGACTGAAGCTCTTTCAGTCGAGCTTCCAACTCGTCTGCCCGTTTCTCTGCGGCCAGCTTCTCGCGGTATTGCTCCTGCGAGAACTCTTCCGCCTCTTTCATCGCTCTGTGCCGTTTCGCGACGATCTTGTCGAGCTTGGCACCTAATAGCTCGCGTTCGCGGGCGGTGAGGCCGTCCTCATCCACCTCGTCTTTCTTCTCGCCGTCGCCTTTCTTGTCCTCCGCCTTGGCTTCGGTCTTGTCCTCTTTCGGAGGCTCCGGCACCTTGCCGGTCTTGGCGAATTCCTCGAAATTCGTGCTATCCACCACTTGAGTGGCCATAGGTCATCCTGCGCAGTGAAGCGCCTTGGGCTGGTGAGAAACCGCTCACCCTCGGGTCAATTGGTCTTTTCGGCTCGCTCGGCCGCAGCCGCCGTCATGCGCGCGAGTTCCTTCTCGTGGGCGCGGTCCTGATTGCTGTCAATCAAGCCGGCCCCGGCATTGATCTCCGCAACTCCTATCGCGGTATGCGAGCGCACTTCGGTGTCGAAGCGCTTGGTATCGGCATCGACCATGGTGTCGTGCTCGGCACGCTTGTCGCGCAAATGTTCGACCTGCAGCTTGGTCGCTTCCTGGTGCAGCGTCTTGGTCAAGCCGTGCTTCAGATCCAACTGCGCGGCCTGCAGGTTCTGCTGCAACTGCGCATTGCTCTGGGCCAAGGCCGTGATGATGTTCTTTGCCCGCTCCGGCAGGTCCGCCATCATCTTCTGCAGCTCATCGGGGGTCTGGATCATGAGCCGGTCGGCCAATTGTTCGGCGTAGGCCGTATCCAGGCCCCGCAGAACCAGATCCGCGCCCTTCTGCGCCACGATCTCGCCCAAGGGGGTCTTGAGCAGCTGGAGCAGGGTTTCCGCCCCTTCCTGGCGCTTCGTGTCGTAACCGGGCCCGGTGTCCATCACGACTTCGTACTGGCCCACGGTGAGGTCGTTCTTCACCCGGGCAACGCCATTGTCCTGGCTTTTCTCGTTGATCTTCACCATCTTGGGGACGCCGTCTTCCCCGATGATTCGCTGCATCCGCTCCGTGTCGTAGTAGTACGGAATCAAATCCAAGAGGATGCGGCCGGTGAAGGCGATCGAGAGCGTCTGGTTGTCGTAGTACTGGAAATGCGTGTCATCGGCCAGGTGACGACGTTCTTCCAAGGCAATCCCCGAGATCACCTCGCCCTTGGCATCTTGCCCGGGCTCATGGGGCATGCCGGCAATGGCCATGAGGGCGGAATACGCACTCTGCATCGCCTCCGACATGCCCGCTTCGATCGCTGCCGGCTGGGTTTTGGTCGGCAGCGGTAATGTCGTGCCATCCGGACCACTAATGGCCTTACCGACCAGCACCGAATAGCTCTTGCGGTTGGCGTCATGCCACTCGGGATGACCTTCAATCACCCCCTCATAGGCCGTCCATTCAGCCTTGGGAGCCAGCGCCAAGCGCTCGGTCTTCATGGTCTCCCAGTAGTTGACCATGCGGGCCGGCTCCATCAGGTTCGCGATCATGCCCTTGCGGGCTTTGCGACCGTTGATGTCGAGCACGTTGCCTTCGCAGGCAATCACGGGGATGTAACGCCCCGGAAGATCGCGTCGATCCACCACTTCCCGGCCGTTGATCCGAAACCACTGCACCTGACGGCGGAAACTGCGCCGTTCCAGCGGTTTGTCCCCTTCCATCACGAAATTGTGCTTTTTGGGGTTCTTCAGGGCCTCTTTCAGCACCCCGGGAGCGAAGTCGGACTCGAATCGGGTCGTCCCATCGATCATCTTGAAGAGCCGCTCGGGCTTCTCCACGATCCGGAAGTACTCGGCTAAGCGGATTTCGTACTTCGACTCCCATTCCAGATCGTCATCCCCCAGGCCGCCGGCGTCATAGGCGATGTTGGGAGCCTTGGGATAGAGCGCCTTGTACTTCGTGCGCTTGATCTTCTCCGAGATCACATAGCGCAGGGCATCGGAGCCGTCCGGAAGGACCGAATTCGGGTCCCGATAGACCGTGAAGGGATTGCGAATCGGGGCAATCCGCAGTTCCTGCTCAAAACTCTTCTCATCGATGTACTCGGGAATGATGCGCCAGTATCCCCACCCGATGGAGAGCGCCATCGACCCGCCGGCATCATATGCGACGGAGGCCTGGGAGCGATTCTCGATGTGGCGGGTGAGGCCATTCACCACTTCCGCGGTATCGACATCCGCTCCAGAGCCCACCGGATGGCACTTGATCCGGGGTCGCTGCTGCTTGAGGTTGTTCTCCACCCGCGACACGAAGGTATCGGTGTGGTTGATGGTCAGTGACAGCCGCCCATCCAGCTCCCGCTCCTGATAGAGCGTCTGGGGCCACTGATCCCCGTCCCGGAACTTCAGGGCATCAATGGCTCGGGAGCGATTGTCCGACTCCGCATCGATGACGGTCTTTACGAACTCCTTGCACTCGCGATAGATCTCGTCATCGGTCTGGGCATCGACATCATCGTAGCCCGAGGGGCTTCTCAAAAGGCCCAGCCCTGTCGATGTTGGATCGGAGCCACGCGCTTGGGCTGGCTCAGGGCCGCAAAGCGCCGCATCATCATCGCGTAGCGGGTGGCGCTCAAGAGATCATCGGCGGCTTTCACGATCAGGCCATCCTTTCGATGGTAGAGATTGAATTCCTCGAACCAGGCGCGTAGGTGAGAGAACACCTTCAGCCGTCCGGTCTGCATGCGGTCCAGCATCTCCATGACGCCCGCCTCAAGGCCATTGGAGCCGTCCTCGAACGTGGCCCGCTGGGGTAGCAGTTTCAGGCCCTGCGCCCGGTATTGAGCCGCTAATTGCTCCCCCGAGCCCTTGTCGTGTTGCAAGCCATCATGTGGCCAGGACCAGGGGAGCCAGGTCCCCCAGCCCTTGACGGAGCCGGCGAATAGAATCGGCGTCTGTTCCTTGGCACGGTAAGCGGCAATCACGTACAGCACATCGCTGTCCCGATCCCAGGCCATACGAACTCCGGCGCTCGGATGGTCCCAGCCGAAATCGATGCCGGCGATCTGCGGCCAGTGGGAGGGGATCTCGAACGGCTCGACCGAGATATCGTCCTCATCGATCGGGAAGACCCGTCCCGAGCCCAGATGCGGGATGCCTTTGGTGCGCGCATCGCGCTCGAACGCGGGGTAACTGGCGATGATCGCGGCCCGCTGCTCCGGGGTGTAATGCTCGGCATCCTCGAGCGTCATCTGCGTGACGTGGGTGCCGGGCATCTTCTCCAGGACGAACCGCCGGACTACTTCCGTCATCCCGAGGAGCGGCGTGAAGGTGATCAATGTCATGCCGCTCGTCGCATTCGTGCGCGTCAGGCCTTCCGTGTAGATGTCCTGTGGGGGTTCCTCGTCGAACCAGACGAAGTCCAGGGTCTCCCCCTGCCACTTCTCGCGGCCCTTCTCGTAGGACTTCAGCTGAACAGTCGAGACATCCCCGCTGCAGTGCCGGACACGGATGGTATCCACCGCATCGGCCAATCCCCGGGCGGAGCTCGTCTCCAGTAACGCAGCTTTAGGGATAGCCCCCGTTCCCCATGCTCCCGGACGGCCGAGCAAGATGCGCTGCGGGTTATCCCGCGTGCTCTCACCGGTCACACCCGCTGCCCACCCCACAATTGGACGATCCCAACGCCGACCCACCCACCAGTCGGGATAAATCCCCGTGGCATGCATCGCCAGTTCAAACCCGGCGGCCCAGGTTTTCCCGACCTGGTTGGCCGCCATCAGCAGCCGTTGGCGATAGATCGCCCCTGCCGCGTGGAACTCGGCCTGCTTACTGTACGGTCGGTACTGCGCGAGCTGGTTCTCTTTCTGCCGCGTCGCCAGCTCCCGCTCCAGTGCTTTGAGCAGCAAGGTAGCCTCGGATGGCGGTAAGGGTAGCGAGGAGCTCGTCATCAGCCATGGCTTCCAGGGGGCGACGCTCGATCTGCTGCGCCACCATGTCGGGGAGAGTCTTGCGAAGGAGGATGCCGGCGGCCTGAATCTGGGTCTTGGTCATGTCCAATCGACCAGCCACATGATTCTGCAACCGATTGATCAACATACTGGTGCGGATCTTTTGCCGCACCACTTCAGGGGTCCAGTCGCGCTTTCGGGCAGCCATTACTGGATGACCTGCGGCGGTGCATACCACCACGAGATGAAGGCTTGGGCCTGGAAACTGCTGGGGAAGATCACGGGATTCTCATCAATGCCGAGACGCGTGATCTCATACCCCTGTCCGTTGGAACGGCAGTCCAGAAGCTCTCCCCGGCGCCAGTCGGCAGGGATATCAGCCTTGGCGGATTCCACAGACATCCTTTTCGCTGCACAGCAGGTGGAGCTTGCCATCGACCAGAATCTCCTGAAACTGATAGCCCTTGCCGTCGAAGATGTTCAATCCCCCGAGCTCCACGATGTCCCCCGGTTTCACTTCCGTGGGGATGAACGTGTGCGTGTCCTTGTAGCCACAGCGCTGCCCTTCCCGATTCGTGAGATAGCGCTTGGCGTAGGCGCCGGGGCCTGTGGCGATGACTCGTCCACGTACCGGGCGTCCTTCGCGGACCACTTCCACACACGTCGAGGGCTGCCAGTCGAGCGGTTCGATGAGGAGGGTGTCTCGTAGCGGGCGGACTCTTTCCTGGGGAGCGACAGAATCGCAAGCCGCCCGTTCAAAGGGCGCACTCACTTGCGCTCGCCGCCTTCGGAGTAGGCGACCGCAGCACGTTGTTTCGCATTGGGGAAGTCTTTCCGGGCTCGAGGAGAGGACATATAGCGCCGGACAAAGGCACTCAACTTCTCGCCCTTCTTGCGTTCCGGCATGGGGCAGTAACCCGCAGGTTAATTACCAGGCCCGAACATAAGGCACAGTCAGGAAACTTGGCAAGCGCTAAACCCCTATTTCTTCAGCGTTTTGTGATGTGGGCACAGCTGTTGGTGTGGCGCAGCGTGCGCCCATCGCGCCCACAGTGGGGAATGCCACACGCCCCAACAGGAAGTGATACGCGTTCTCGAGGTCCGAGTAGTATTCCCGCCGACTCGCGTACTGCAGCTCTTGTGCTTTCACCCGGATCGGGATCATTTCCCCTTGAGCATTGCGGGGAGGAATCACGTAATGCACGAACAGCACGCGGTGAAGGGACTCCGGCATCATGGGGTCTCGACGGATGGCCAAGGCAATCGCCTGGGCATCCCCCATGAACACCTCGCCAAAGCGCTGCTGGAGCCGTCCCACGGCCTTGGCATCCAACTCCCCCTCTCGGGCCCGCTCAAAGGTGGCGAGCGTGGGATATCCCTCCCCGTTGGACGATAGATGCCATCGCATCACCCGTCCCCAACTCCCGCAGGCCTCTTTCACCCCATCGAGCATGGCGTTCGTGGCATTCAACACAGTTGCACCTCGATTCCGTAGGCTTCGAGCACCTGGTGGCGCTTCAGTTTCGCCATTGGCGTGTCCATCCCCTTGGCATCCCACCAGCGGTATCGTCCGTCGTTCTCGATGACCAGGAAATCGATGCGGTGACGCCGAGTGGTCCCCGGAAGCGGAATCGACACCTGCCGGATGACCGCGCGAATGATTCCCGCAGCCTGCTGCAGCTGGAAGGCTTTCCACTGTTCGAGCTCATGCTTTGAGTCGAACACCAAGCCCTGATAGGTGATGCGGGTATTGCCGTACTTCGGTCGCACCCGATTGGGGCGAGCATTGATGCCGGCCATTCTCTGGCGGGCGGCGTTCAGGTCCTCTTCGGTCCATCTCACGGCGTGCGTCCGAACAGCTTCAGAATCCGCTGCCAGCCGGTCTCCGACAGGCGATGCTCCTTCACCTCGACATCGGCGTAGGGGTCGCGCTTTATCGGTGGTAAAGGCTCCGTAAGCGTTCTGGCAGCCTCGCGCTTGCGGGTCTTGCGTTCGGCCCAGGCTTCGTAGTCAGCGTCCATCAGGCACTCCTTCGGCCGTAGAAGGCCATCACGGCGGCATCATCGCGACAGATCTGGCGCGCTATCTCGGCATCGTTCGTCACGGCGATGCGACTCAGGTTCTCCAGCGGTACCCTCCCCTGCGCGTCGCGCTCGCCACAGCGCCAGGCACCGAAGCGCCAACCAAACTCGGTTTTGACAGCACAAATGCTGTAGCGACCGTCGTCCGACTGCTCGACGTACTGGTCCGTGCGGATGAAGTTCATTCGCCCAGCCTCGCTTCCGCGTGCCCGATGAGGTCATGCCAGATCGCCTGCTGCGTCTCGGCGGGCACGCCATCATCCACGGCGATGTCGCGCATGTCGGACGCCCACTCGTTCTTCGCAGCCACTAACCGATGGACGTTCTCGACGAACTTCGGGCCTGCGTAGCGCTGGGGATTCAGCGATAACTGGCGCGCGATGTGGCCGAGCAAGTAGCGATTGGCAGCCATGTCCCACGCGTCGCCCCGGAAGTGATCCGGCGCAGGCAGAGCGATGGGCCGGTCCTCGTCGAACTCGTCCGTTCCCACGGCCCGGCAGACGCGGACGAACTCAGGCAATGACGGCGGCTGGCCCTTGCCGCCAAACAATAACCGCTTGAGGCCGCGCTCGATGTGTCCATCGTTCAGCGCGGCGATGGCCCCAACCCACTCCTGCGGCGGGGCCTTGCCGAACTTGCGCAGCAGGGAATCACCGAAGCACCCGAGCAAGCGGTCCCACACCGCTTCCGCTCGCTGTTGCCGATTCGACCACTGTGCCGCTGCCATTGATTCGCTCCCGAAGTTCCTCCCGTGCCTGCTCGACCGCTGACATGGCCCGAGGCGGCGGGTGCCAGAGCTCGAGATACCCCCGGTTGTCCCCGAGGAACGTCGCGGCCTGCTGGACTCGCTCGGTGCGCTCGATGCCGGTGGCTTGGGTGAACGCGGCGTAGCGTCGGACGCCCGCCAGGATGGTCTGCGGCGTGTCCCCTTCGGCCACGCGGCGCTTGAACGCCTTCAGCGCATCCCCCCACCGCTGCCCCCCTGCCCGCTTCGGGTATTCGCGACGGATTTCAACGAACTCGGATGGCTCGACGGCGCACGCAGTGCGCCTATCTGGGTTCTTCTTCTTGTTTGAGTCTGTGTTTGAGTTTGAGTCTGAGAGCGGGACGGCGCGGGACGCGTCGGGACTTCGCGGGACTTCGCGGGACGCTCTCTTGCGTTCCGCATCCAATCCGGACTCAGTGCGGGCGGCACCGTAAGCGGCCTTTCTGGCCTTCTCCCGATATCGGCTGTGGTTTACGACGCGCCAGCCCCACGCCCGATGCGGGTCCAGGAGCACCAGCCGAGCTCCCCCTTCCGCCTGCGAGCGGCTGTATTTATCAGGCTCGCAGAACCGACCCATGCACGCTTCCACATCCTCCAGCGGCAAGCCGGTGACACGCGACAAGTAGTCCGGCGTGACATCCACGACGCCGTTGCGATCTGACAACGACAGCACGATGGGCCACAGACCGATATCGGGCCATTTCCCGCAGAGCGTTCCTGCGGTCAAGGTCGAGAACAGCGGCGTATAGCCGCTCAATGGGCGCCCCAAAAACGCGGGAGCCGCCGTTGCCGGTCAGCTCCCGCCAGGTGCGCGCGAACGTCGGGGGGGCCAACGTCGCGGTGCTGAAGTGCCTTAAATTCCTGTGTTTTTCGACAGGGTGTTATTGTTGAATGGGCAGTGTTATGTTGCTTTGCGCCGTACAGTCCTGTGCGGTGTGTCACACTGGCCATAACAACAACTAATTGACCGACGCGCGCCGCGACTGGCGCTTGGTCTGCTCGCGGAAATAACCAGCGAGCTTTTCGATATGACTCACGCCCGGATCTTCAATCTCCCGACGCGCGATCTTTTCCAAGGTCCTCAGCGAGACATCACTTCCCTCTGCGACTTCACGCCAGCGCCCTTTCGAGGCCTGTAACTGTTCCACTACATAGTCGTGCAATGATTCGCTCATGGCGCGCAGGATAACCCCACGGCTGGGGTTACGCAACCCTGCAATGGGGTTATTCCGCTCTACCCTTTCGGTCTATGGGTAGACCTCGGCCCTTTCTTATGCCAGCGTAACCCCATTTATGGGTTGACAACCCCCACGGGTGGGTTTATTCTCTCTCCATGGTCCTCATGGAGAGCGTCATGTCCACAGTCGAGATCAACGAAACCATCGCCCGCAAAGTGCTGGACGTGGTCGATGCCGGTCTGGTTCTCGGACTGGGCAAACCGCAGCCCGGACAGATGTGCGTGGAAGCCGCTGTCAACTTCGCCATGGGCCTGCCGCATGGGGATGAGCCGGCTTGTGTCGCGCCAGCGTTGCGACGACTGAAAATCCGGCTGAACGATTCGAATTGGTCCTCGAAGCAGGCGCGTGCCAAGGGATTGCGCCGACTGGCTCTCGCGCAGTTGGGCAGTTCAGGCGTGTTGGATGAACAAGATTTCGTCCGACGCGTATCCCGGCTTGCCATTCAATCCTGTGTTCCTCAAGCCCTTCGAGCGGCCGCGCGGTTGTTCAAGGGCGAGAAGAAGTCTGCTCTGCTCAATGCGGCGGATTTGTGCGAACGAGACCCAACGGTAGAGAACGCGCGTGCCGCGAGAAGCGCCGCCGACGCCGCCGCCGCCGCCGCCGCCG